TCACTCCTGCGAGGCTGGCGGCTGTGCCGACGCGGACGTACTCGTCAGGGTCAATTCGTTTTGCCATGCCCCGATTGTACTCGGTCGGATACGGCAGGCAATCCGAACGACCCTATGTTAGTGGGCCTAGCGCACTGGAGGGGCGAACAGTTTCTCAAGACCGGCCTTGATGTCCTCGCCCAGAACCGCCAGCACGCGAGCCTCTGCCTGCTGCTGCGTGTAGTCACCGGCCGCGTCGTAGTCGGCGTTCTGCCAGAGCACAATCGAGTGAGGGCATGGGCGAATCTGCGCCATACACAGCTTGCGATCTGCGCTGTCGATGACAGTGACATCGAGGTTGGTCAGGGTGATCGGGTTCATCTCGCGAACCTGCCCGTCTGCAAGATGAATGGCGGGGGGCTGGATCGTGACGGGTGATGAAAGCTGCATTGCTAGATGACTCCAAGAATTGAAGAACCGTTGATCCCCTGCTGCGGCGGAGGCGGCGGCGTCGGAGGCCACGGAGAAACACGCGAGAACACGACACAGGAACCTTCGATGTTGTCAAAGTATGCAGAGTGTGAGGTAAGCGACTGCACCGGGTCGTCGTTGACAACGAGACTGTACCCGCCCAGCACTGCCACAAAAACGGAGTAAGACTTATGGTTGAACGTCGCGGTGCCTGAGATGCGGGAATTGGTCGAGTAGCTTGAGTCGTTGAACGTAGCGGGGGAAAATATTAGGCCATTGAGGGCATACGCTGTGTCGTTGAACGTAGTGGGGCACGCGAAGATATTTGCGTTGTTGAAGCAACTGTCGTTGAACGTGACAACATCGCTGGGGCCTCCAGTAATCTGTCCGCTGTTGGACGAACTGCCGTTGAAAGTTGCAGCCCCGGATACATATCCGCCCGAGCCATTCTGCGCGTAGTCGTTGAACGTGGCACCGCCGCCGCAGTTGTAGTAGTTGGTAGATGCTCCGTTGAACGTCGGGCCGCTTTCGGTCATGTTGTAGTTCGCCGACGAATTGTTGAACGTCACGGCACCGGAGATGTTCGAGGTGCTCGACATTCCGTAGTTTGCGGACGACCCGTTGAACGTGGTCGGCCCGGTGTTAATCGACGCGCCGGTCGCATACTGATTCATGTTGTTGGAAGCGTATTCGTTGAACGTCACCGCGCCGGTCACAATGGCCGAGTTGTAGGAACTCCCGTTGAACGTGATGCTGCCGCCAGTGCTGACGTCCCCTCCGTTGTAGGCGTTGCCATTGAACGTGACGTCCCCTCCGTTGACAACCGCTCCGCTGTCGTTGTAGCTGCCGCCCTCGAACGTAGCCCCACCGCTGACGGTGCCTGCGTTGCGGGTTCCGCTGTTGAACGTCGCGATGCCGCTGACTGTCCCGGCGTTGTGGGCCGTGTCGCTGAATGTGGCATTGCCGGTTACAGTTCCGCCGCTGTTGTTGTACGAACTGCCGCTGAATGTGGCGTTGCCGTTGATAAGCGTGGTGTTGTACGAACTGCCACTGAACGTGCAGTCCCCAGTGATGCTGCCCTGCCAGCTGAATGCGGTGTAAGAACTGTCCGCAAACGTGCAGTTGCCGGTTATAGCGGCCCCTTCGCTCCACGCGCTGCCGTTGAACTCGCAATTTCCCGTGATTATTGGGAAGTAGACCAAAGTGCTTCCGCTGAACACGCAGTTGCCGGAAAGCACGCCCGTAAGAAAAGCGTTAGTGAATGTGGCAGTCCCGGTGACAGTAATCGTCAGTCCGCTCATGTAGGCAGTACACGACAGATCGACCACAGTGGGATTGCTGCCGCTGTTGCTTAAGATCGCAGCGCTGATTTCAACTGAGTCGGCGCTGGATGGCAGCGCGGATGCTGGCGTTGAGAACCCGGCATCGTCCCACCAGTTGGCGAGATTGGCCCAGTCGCTATCTACGGCTGCGTTGAAATACAGAGTCGCCATTTATTAGTACCCCATCACAAAGGCCACGATGTCCCACTTGTCACGACCCGCATGATAGGTGGCGGCGAGTACGTCCATCTTGTCCGCCGTAGTAGAGAACGGAAGCGGCGAAGTCGCAGATGACGGGATGACAAACTTGTCCCCGAGCGTGACGGTCCTGCTGCCCGTGGCGTCCTGCTTGATGCGCCAGCGGATCGTCTTGCCGTCCTCCGGGTTGGTGGGGTTTGCGAGCGTGACGTTGCCGGTGAGGGTCAGGTCGAAGATGTCGCCGGCACCGGCGTCGGTGGTGACGGTGGCGGCGTAGGTGAGGGCCACGACCGAAGGGCCACCGGATGGCGTGGCTAAATACGGCGTGTCGCTCCATCGAAGGCCGACCCCCAGCTTTTGCTTGCCGGTGTCTAGCTCGATGCCAAGGTCGTTCTTCGGGAGGTGCGGATTGGATGCGGCCCACTCTCCGCTTGACTTGGCGAAGAAGTCGGCCTTGAAGTCTGGTCCTCTCATGGTTTCGATTCGTCTCCGTTATTGGGCACTAGGGCTATCGCGTCAGAGTCGGCTGGATGCCGCACGGGCATCGTGTCTTGTGGCCGTCGCCGTGAGTGATCCAGCCTGTGTTGTTGCACTGCGGGCAGACCTTCGGCTTGGGGGCGGGGTCAGGCTCCGGGGGCTTGGGCGGCGATGGCGCAGCCTGCATCGAGGCCACTGCGGCCGACACGGCAGCGGCGCTCTTGGCGTGCTCCAGATCAATGGGCACCGCCACGGCGAACCATGACGCCAGCCACAGCACGAGTGCGTTCCACAGGTTCACTGGGCTGCTCCGGACTTAGGCTTGGGGGCATCGGGATCGGGCATGACCCAGCCCGTTGGGAACGGCCCCTCGTCGCGGCGAGGGTGCTTGCAGTCGCAGCAGCAGTCGAGGTCGGCCTGCCGGACGTAGTGGCCGACGATGAGGCCACCTAGAAATCCGTTCACGCCAACCGACAGGACGATGATGGCTTTGATGATGGTGTTCATATTGCTCTCCCATGATCCACGGGCAGGGTGCCGTCTGCCATCGGATGTTGCACGGGGTTGTGGTCTTCGGGCGGCTGCTCGGCGAAGAAGAAAAACAGCAAGGCCGTCCTGGCTGCACGGGCGATCCACTTCAAGACGGGCCGGTCGCTCGACTTGTCTGGCACTGTCATTCCGTGAGCCATCCAGCCACCCAGCACACAGAGCAAGCACACGACGACGATGCGTTTCTTCATCAACTCAATCATGGTTCCCCTCGTCCAGCCAGTTGCCGTGATGCAGATCCCTGTACCGGAACCCTTCAACACCACCTACAGCGAACGAGTCCTCGCCCGCCAACATCGAGTCACACACTTTTGCATCAACCCAGAACGATCCAACGGGCTGGTCTTCAGGCCACACTGGGCCGGAATTGAACGCCGCCCATGAGTTTTGGCATAGCAGCCCTGGGCGGTCGCCATAGCGCACAGCCGTATAGCACATGCAATGGCTCCAGCGCCCAGACGGTGCTGCCCAGCCACCCTCTGTCCTCTGGGAACTGAATCCCTGTCCACTGCACACGGGCACAGGGAAACCGGACTCGATCGCTGCCGCCGCCTCCTTGAACGTCTTGACCAACGCGACGTGCTTGCACGGGTGACGCTTGGCTACGCCGTCGAACTTCCCGCCATCGCCCTGACCACCATTGCCCCAGTTGCCCCAGTTCTTCGCACGCGATCCGGAGTACTCAATGAGGTTGTGCCCGCCGTCTGCCTCGCCGTACTGCTGCCTGAAGATGACTCCCCAATCACGCACCCACTTGGCCGCTGCGCCGCCGTAGCTGCCATCGCCCCAGCCGCCACCACCCTCCGGCCTGCCTCGACTCTCGACACGCGATCCGCCGTAGATGCTCTCGGTCGCCACCATGAGCGGCGGCTCCTGCACCTTGCCCAACTCCCAATCTATGCAGAGCGCAGTCCAGCATCCGCAGGCCCACCCCCAACTGACGCAATCACCAATCGCCTGCCTTCCGACGACCCACTCCTTTCCGTAGCGAGCCATGTGTGCCTTCTGGGCGGCACGATAGAGGAACGTGTCCTTGCCCTTCGCCTCGCGGATGACTTCAGCACCAGCGTCCGAGAACAGCGGCTTGTCTAGCTCGCGGAGAAACGCCTTGGTGCCGATCGGGTTTGGCGTGTACCCGTAGTCGCCGCCTCTCGGGGCAGCGGGCATCGACTCGAACTCTCTCCACGCCAGCATCGCAGCCAGCGTGAGCAGGATCGCCACACCGGCAATGCGGAAAGTGTGACTGCTATCTCGCCGCATCTGCCGCCCTCGCGATCATGCGGTAGGCAGTGACCCACTTGGATCGCTGCTCTTGGGTGAGCGGCCCGCCGTCAACGCCGACCGACTCATCGAGATACTTGTGGATGGCGTCACGCACGGACGGGTGCTTGTCGCCCAGCTTGGTGCCACGGCAACGCATCTCCCTCGCTCGGGTGCGGAGGGCGTCCATCGCAGCCCCGGTCTTGAGCATGGGTTCGGCACGCTGGCCGTCCCACTCCATCTCGTCTGCGATCTCGGAGAACAAGCTGGCGATGATGGCGGCATCTTCTGCCGGGTCGCCGTTGAACTTGCCACGCAGAACGATCGGGCCATCCGGCTGCGGCGGCAGCGGGGCGGGGGCCTTCGCGTACTCGATGTACGCAGCCGCAGCCACCAGCACGCACGCACCCACTGACCTTGCGTTCACTGCTTGTCACTCCCCGCCACGAGGGCCAGCGTCAGAACCTCGATGGCCTTCCTCTCGCCGTCACCGAGATGCTCGGTCTGGAGCAGCCGGAGGCGGACGTGGGCCAACGCGACGTGCGAGGACTGATAGGTCGGGGCTGACTGCTGCACAGCCTCGATGTCGAACGGCAGCGGACTGTCGTTCTTCTCCTTCTGTGCGGGCCAGAGGACGAGTGCGATTGCCAGAGCCACGAGAACGTACGTCATGCCGACTTACTCCTCACAAGAGGCAGGATCGCCTCGACTGCACCGCCAGCGATGGCGAGCACCAGCGAGCGGACTGCTGGACGGACGAGCACCCACAGCGGATATACCGGAAAAGGTATAGCCTTGTCCGCCACCGCATCGAACAGCAGGCCGATGGCCTCCAGCACCCAGACCTTCTTGCTCGGGCCGTCGATCGGGATGCTCTCGACAGCAGCCATCGCAGTCTTGAGCAGGCTCACCGATAGCTCGGCGAACTCGCTGATCGTGATGCCGTCCTTGCTCGCCAGCTTGGCCGACGCCACGAAGGCACGGATCTTCTCCAGCACTTGGCTCACGCTCTCGGCCGCAGCCAGCGGAGCCTCGCTTACCTTTACCGCCATCGTAGGATTCTCCGTCGTGCCTGCTTGTCATCGAGCCACGCCCGCAGTGACGGCTCGCTTGAGTACCCGGTCGTCCGCTTGATCTCCTTGCCGCTTTCACCCAGGACGACCAGAGTCGGCACGGACTTCACCCTGTGCTTCTTGGCAAGCTCGGGATCGGCCTTGGTGTCGATCATGTAGACGGTGAAGCCGGAGGTCAGCGACGGGTTCGAGGCGAGGGCACGCTTGAGCGAGGCACACGGCGAGCAGCCTTCTCGGGTGAAGATGAACAAGTCTTCACCCGTACTGCGGCTCGGCGTCATGACCAGCAGAAGCACGCTTACTGCGGAAAATCCGGCCGTACGCCTCCAGATCGACGCTGGCATCCTCTGGCTCCCTCTTGCGGGTCAGCCTGATTCGCTCCAGTTCTCGGAGCATCACAGGCACCAATTCGTTTATGCCCGGATTGGCCTCACACTGCGCCAAAATCCGGTTTCGCACGGCGTATTCGTCCAGCCCCAGGTCTTCGCAGGCGCTAGTGAACGGCAGTACTGATCCATCGCCGTCGCCAAACACCCAGTTCCAGGCGTAGACCGCATTTTTCACGCGGTCCAACTGCCATCTGGACTTCATCAGGCGGATTCCGACGCCCTGGCTGGTCAGGTTTGCGCTGGCCCAGGCGCATGCGGCCCTGCTGTCTACAAGCATCTGGCATAAGAACGCCCTCCACCCATCCTCGAAGTGCTCGGGAAACTCATCGCTCATCAATCTCCCCCGGAGGCTGGCAGAAGCCGCTACGCAGCGTGCCAGCGTTGATGTCCGGCCATAGTTCCTCGCTGTGGATGGCCGCCAATAGCCCCCACGCTGCGTGCCCCAGATGTTCCTCTGACCTGTCGCCTCCCAGATAGAGATAGATGTGCCTGATCGCGTGGTTCAGCAGGTCGTTGACCGGCATCCCCTTCTCCCAGTTGAAGTCGCCGTACTTCACTGCCCCCTCCTTGCAGGCCCGTGCCACTGCGGCCAGCCCGATCGGAGAGATCAGGTCGTATCGGAAGTCCTCCGCGTCACCACTACGAACAGCACCCGTCTCGAACTCTCTCGTCTGCATCACTTCCTCCTGTCGCTTGGGGTTTTCCTCTTCTGCTTCCGCTTCCTCGCTCTCGGGCGACGACCGCCCTTCAACACAACGTCTCCGTTCTCGTCAGGGATGGGGCAGGCCCCTTCCTCCTCGTCATCGTCAATCGGCGCCACGTCGAACTGCGGCGCCTTGGCCGCTGGTTTGCGCTTCATTTCCGTGTTACCTGTGAGGCAAATTCTTGGATTCGGGAGAGCGGCAGGGTCACGAGCCACTCCTCGTCGTTTCGCCTGTGCAGCACGACAGGGACTAGCTGGCCGCACTGCGTCTGTGCCTTCTGCATGACGGTCGGCAGGCAGAGCTTCTGCACACGCTTGACCTCCCACCACAGGTTCGGCGTGCCTGGGGCCACGAGGTCGGCCGATGTCTCGGTGCCGCTGTGCTGCTGGGCACGTCTGGCGAGGGCATGAGGGACAAACTCATTGAGCACGGCTGCGGCCTCACGCTCGCCACGGGCACCCTTCTGCCGGGAGTTGACCATCAGGAGCACCTCCGGGGGCGTGCGGCGTTGAGACAGGATTTCTTGCGGCAAGCACTCCGGGTCGTAGGCAAGCCCATGCTTGCGCTGAAGTGCAGCCATTGCCTTCGGGTCGTAGTGCTCTGGGTCGTGCAGCCGCTTGACCGTGAGCACCTGCCCCTTCGTGACGCACAGCGACCCGCCATCGTGCAGCGCCCGGTGGCACCGTTCGCACAATCGGCAGAGGTTGAATCGCTCGTGCTTTCGCCCAGCCCCCTGCACCATGTGATGAATGTGCAGGCGAGCTTGCGACCAGCAGAGAAAGCAGAAATCAAACTCATCGGCGAACTCCTGTAGTGCCACGGATGTCACTGACCCAATACGCGGAGGCTCCACACCTCATCGCACCGCTGAAGGAACTGCTGCTCGCTCTGACGCCACGTCTCGTTTGGGTAAATGCGGTCTGGAGAAGCCATCTCATCGAGGCCCCAATCGCCACGATCGAGCCCCATCAGGTCACGCTTCTCGGCCATGAGGGCCACGTTGTCTGCGGCCTTCACTTCCGGCGGGATCGGCCACTGGAGGGCGAACCGATCCGCGATGGCACGCTGCACCATCTCCTCCAGCCGCTTGTAATCAGGCAGCATGGACTTGAGTGGGCGGCTCACGTCACCCAGGTACGCCTCGCTGGCGTCGTGAAGCAGCCCCCACATGGCGTGCTCGTCAGCCACGATCCTGCTGACGTGGACGCTGTGCTGTGCCACGGAGTACGGAGCGATGGTGTGCCCCGTGTACCTGTTGATGAGCGACAGGGCATGGGCGATGTCGAGGATGTCGATGTCCTCTTCAGTCACCAACGACAGGTCAACCACCTTGCCGGTGTAGGTCTGTATCTCGGTTGGGAGGAATACCTTGTTCATGTGACGGACTCCTGTTGCCTGACCGGGCGGATAGTGCGGGCCATTCCCGCTTGACGTGCGAGAACACCCTTGCGGATGAGGCTGTTCAAGTGCAGCTTCACCGCATTCAACGACTTCATCTCTGTGCCCTGTGCGATCTCGCGATAGCTCGGGCCGTATCCATGTGACGCCCAGTACCCCAGCACAAACTGGTGGACGTTTGGTTCCTTGCTAGGTCTCTTCACGCCGTAGCTCCTCGATCGGACGGAGGCTGTCGTGCGGCACGAAGTACGCCTTCGGCCGGTTTCCGTAATCACGCAACCACTCGTCACGCTTCGCGTCCTTGCCGCCCATCCAGCCACGCACCCTGTAGTGCGGAGCAACGCCGGTCACGAGCACCCACGTCGCATCGTCGG